AATGCTTGAATATTTTTAACGTATTGATTCTTCCAAGATATATCTTTAGCAAAGAAGTCTTTCATCAATTCGATAGCTGCCAATTCCACTTCGTCTGGCACTTTTTTCCAACCAAACTGTCCTTGTACTTCATACATTACACCATTTCTGAAAACGCCTTCGCTATCGTGTATTGTTGGAGGTACCATTCCATTTGCTACATACACTGTATTATCTAGCATGTTTGCCCTATTGATTCTAATTCCGAAACCTGTCTCAGAGACTTGAACGCTATATCCCCAATTATTTACTGCTGGCGACACGGTGTTATCTATCATGATAAGATCATTTAAATATAGCCTATCTAAAGTTTGTAGTCTATCTGCAAGAGTTAACGTATCTGAATCAGAACCCATTACTCTAACAACATCTCTATATAGATAAAATGCCTGACCTGTGTACTCTTCAATCCTTTTACGGGCATACCTTTCAGCTGCCGCCAATTCTTTATATGACTTATAATTTGGATCTGAAGGATCTACGCTAGCCCCTACATATGCATATGCCTGATACATATCTGCGTACGGAGTTACTACAAATACATCGTGCTCATATGTAACAGCATTAGATTCTACTGTATATTGCCAGACTAATCTAAATGTCGCATTTGAAGCAGTATATATCAATGGTATGTATACGGAATACAAACCGATATTTGTTTCATCTTTTTCTGCTGTAAGCGTCGTTAAAAGTAATGTCAGCCCAGGATCTTCTTCTTCTGGGTTATCTGTAATGTCATATACTTTTACAGTAGGCAGAGCATCTGCATCTACCACATTACCTTTCCAAAAAACTTGGTGGGAAACAGGTGAATTTGTATTTTTTAGTATCTCTGCCATTTAATTGGCTTAGCTATAAAACTCCTGCACTTCTGCTGGAGTTGCTAGTCTGAAGCCTTCCTCCTTATCAAAAATTGCTTGGGCTGTATCTTTGTCCATAGCAACAAATGGGTGTTCTTTTGTAAATCGTTGCCCCATAATTTCATAACTAAAATTTGGGCGTGTCATCTTAACAAGAACCATATCCTCTTGCTTAACTACTTTTGGTTCCGCCTTTGGCAATGTTGTGTTCATTTCTTTTTCTTCTTCCTCTATTCCTTTGGCCTTATTATAAATAGCCCAGGTTACGCCTTCTTCTACGAGGGCAGCAATAATTTCTTTTTTACCTTTTTGGTCTGTAATATCAACTGCAAAGTCTTCAGCAATTTGCTTCAGCTCTCCAACTTTTAATGTATCAAATGACATTAATTTCTCCTTTTGTAGGTCATTTAATTATAGCATTAGTACATTAAAAGGAAAAGCCCCCAAATTAATGGGGGCCTTTCAGCAGATCTAAATCCTAAATTAGGAAGCGACCTTAACGTTCTTAACAACAACCCATGCATCTGCCTGCTCAATTTGAACACCAACACGAGTATACATTGTATATTCGATTGCGTCCTTCTTTGGCCAGAAGAAGCGATAGACGGTTACATCACGCTTGATACCAATAACTACGTTATTTGGGAATGTCAAGTGGACGTCACCATGGTTGCCAGTTTCGCCTGAGTAGTCGCCATCTTGTGCCTCTGGAAGTAGAGGAACTTCAACAATCGGAATACCGAATGCGAATGGTGCTACGTAGCCTGCTGGGCCACCTAGTGGCTGTACACCCTCACCACGGATAATGCTTGAAGCGATATCCTGTGGGATGGTCTGGTTTGTTCCAATGCTGTTTGCGTACAGGAAGTCCTGAATCAAATTGGAACCAGCGAGGAAGCGAAGGTCTGAACGACGTTGCTTATACTTACGTGGAAGCTCTTTGAGAGCTGAGTTGAAGAGTGCACGGCTGATGTTTGCACCAGCTGCATCTACAACGTGACCGTACTGCTTTGCCTTCTTAACAACACCATCAAATGACTTATAGAGTGCATCTGATGTGAGGGCAGTATTTCCATTGAGGATTACATCTTCAATATCATTACCTGCCTGTGTTGCCATCATGCGGGCAATATGATCTTCTAGATCTGGACCTTCAATATTGTCTTCGAGAGACTCTGTTGAAAGCTCCCAGTCCAAGCGAAGCTTCTTTGTTGTAAGAGAGATCTTGGAGAATGTGACAGCAGCGTTTGCGCTTGTGTCATCAGCTTCTGTAGCGAGCTTCATAAGCTTCTCGCCAACACCAATACGATCAATCTCAGTGGTGTCTGCTCGCATGCGAACAGTACGAGCCACCTTACCAATTACTGTTGCGTCAAACATATAATCTAGGAAACGTGCGGATTGCTCAGGATTGAGTAGGCCACCTTCTCCTTCAGACCCGATGTGGATACCAGTATTTGCTACTGCTGATCCAGTCATGCCTGCGGTTACTGTTGTGTTTGCTGCAACTGCTTTTTCTAACATTTCATTGCTCATTATATTTTTCACCTACCTTTTATTTTAAAAGTTCATTCACGGAACCGAGGAAAGAACCGTTCCATTTTGATTTCTTGATTGTTACTTCCTGTGACCCGCCAAGGTCATAGGACTTCTTAACTGCGGTCTCTGATTCTACCGCTCCGACACGCTTTTCTACGCCATCAATCGTGTTCTTGATATCTTCTACAGCCTTTGAAAGTGCTGCATGTTGTTCTGCCAATTCTGAAATTCGGCCATCAACGCTCTTGCTGAAGGTTTCAACTGTATCTTTGATAGCAGTTACCTGTGCAGCATTAGCTTCTGATGCCTTATTTAGAGTTTCTGAGAAAAAGCCTTTTAGATCGCCAAGCATCTTTGCAAAATCAGGTTCATCAACCTCAACTTCTGATACGTCGGCTGCTTTTTCCAGAATTTCGGCAGAAGCGTCTTCAGCAGGAGCTGCTTCTTCAGCAGGTGCTGCTTCAGCAGGTGCTGTCTCTTCGACAGGTGCTGCTTCTTCAACTGCAGGAGTTTCTTCAACTGCTGCTAGTGTTTCTGTGTTTTCTGACACTTCATTACCTCCTTCTGCGTTTGCCTGTTTTGCAATTGTGTTTGTATCAGGCAACGTTAATCTTGACTTGTGTAAATCAAGAATTCTATTTATTTCCTTTGCTTTATTTGTATCATTTGATTCTACCCAACCGATTAAAGTTGCAGGCTTTCCAGAAACTGGTGATGTGTATTCTGACTCCGTCGACATAAACACAGAATCGCTGTCTTCACAATAAAAAATGTTTTCTACTTTTGTCTCTGCTGCAATTCCCTTGAACATCAATTGACCGTTCATCTTTTGAATTGACAAAATGTTGCATAGTTCATTTGCAGGAGAATCTACAACTGATAGCTCCATAAGAGAGTATTCTTTGATAAATCTTACTGGCTTACCTGTTGACTTGTTTACTTCATTCTCTGAATCAATTATCTTTCCGCCGATTGAAAATCCTTGTAGGGTTCCGTCCAAAATCTTTTCCCATGTGTCTTGTGCGCCTTTTGAAATGTATGCGTCTACATAAACTCCGTTGAAGAATTCGCCAGTCTTAGGATCAAAAAATGTTTCTGGCTTAAACGATACCATTTTGCCAACAGCATTTGATCCATGCATCTCACGAATGTTTCCACGGAAAGATTCAAATGCCTTTAGTGATGCTTCTGCTGTTACGACATCTCCAGTTTGATCAAGATTGTCTAGCGTAGCAAATCCAGAAACTGTGCGCTTTTCACGATTGACTTTCGTGAATGGCACAGATAGATTGATATTATCGCCATTAGATGACCATAGAGATTTTTCAATATTCATATGCTTAATTTTATAACGTTATTATATATAAGGCAAATAATCAGTTGAGTAGTATTACTCGACTTGTCTGCCTTCGCCCTGTGGATTTCTGGCTTCCCCCGAAATATCAGGTGAATTATTTTCTCTTTCCTGATCTCTAGTTCTGGTATTTCCAGCCTGGGCTCTTACTTCCGCCTGCTCTTGAGGCTTCAATTCAACTACCTCGTCGCCACCATCCATTGGCACCATGCCCTTACGAATTCTAACTTCATTAGGGGTAATTACCTTCATTCTTAAATATCTCTCATCAATCTTTGACTGAGTATCTTCGTCCGTAAGGCTAAGCTCATTAAATTTAATACTAAGAGCATCTGTCATTTCTTCAATTAGTTTATTTAATTTCTTTTCCATAATTTCCTGCATTGGCTTACAAACCTGCTCTTTAAATGTTTTATCGGCATCTCTAGCATTTGCCAATGAAATTCCTTGAGGGCTACCAATTTTAGAAATTGGAACACGATGTGCCATTAATATTTCATCTCTATTTGCTTGACGATAAACATTAAATGAAGACTCTTGTGATCCCGCCTCAATTGGTTCCATCTTAAATTCTACCTTGGCGTCTGGTGAATCTGCAGGGAGTGGAATATATAGAGATCTGTGATTCTTGCCTCTTAGGCCTACCTGGAAAAACTCCAAAAGTTTGCGTTCTGATTCTGTAGAAAGCTTTGCGCCTTTTACTGTAATAATATATCTTGGGACTGCTTTATTTTCAAAATAGTCTAAATTATATTTACCAGCAAATTCATTTCCTGCCATAGCATTTGATGCTGCGACAATATCTGGAATTCCGTAGTAGTTATTACGTGGTGTATATTTCTTTAAATGAATAATTTCATTAGGTCTATCGCTTCCGTCCGCAATTGGGTTAGGGGTTTCCTGGTCTCCAAAATTACGGAAGAATACGGCCTTGCCGTAAAGCAACTGAATAAATCCGTCTCTTAGTCGTCGGACACGCATAGTCTTTGAAGGGATATGCCCAATATAACCAATCTTTCCAGAAGTTGTTCTACCAATTTCTAGATAGCCATTACCTGTTGCTTCTACGTCTGTATAGAATTTAACTAGTGTTTCCTTAAATGTCTCTTCTTCATTGCAATCTTCTAGCCATTCATGTAGGTCTTGACGAATTCTGTCAATCTTTCTACGTGCCCGCTCTAGCTGTGTGTCATTATCAATTTCATCAATTGCATCTATTGTTTTACGAGTTTCAATAAAATCAAATCCAAGGCCAACTACGTTTGAAACTTTAGCATTTATGGCTGCGTAGTTATAAGGGGATATTTCATAAACTTGTGAAAGATACTCTAGGTTATATGGAGGCTCAATAAGATCGAACATTGCATAGCCAGTAATTGCTTGTGCAAGCAAGTTCTGTTGAGTTTCTACGCCATCAATACCTACAAATCTCTTTTGAATGTTACGATTCATTTTGCGACGGAATGAAGAGCCTAGGCCAGAAATCTTTTGTAGGTCTTCGCCAGAAACCATAAATGAATCATTGGACTTGACTACAGTTGCTGAAGGAATATGAAAATCTGATGCTGTGAAAGCATGTACGCCAGTGTCTATATCTTGCTCGTTATCTTCAAACATTTTCATTTATTTTTGCCTCTGCGCCTTTCGTGTCTCTTCTTTATAAACACCAATATCTAGTGGATCTGGAGTGAGGCCCCACTTTAGCCTCTGTTGCTGGTACTCAAATTCTTCGTCATCAATTTTACGGCGGCCAGATAAGAATACTGGCTTTCCTTCATAAATTCCGTATGATCTAACTTCTCTAGCTAATGCGTCTATACGAGATCTATTTCCTTTAATGGATGATATAGATAAGAAGTTTCCATCATCATCGCCTATCCAGCGACCATCTGGCATTTCCCAGACATAGATGCCAAGAGTTGTCTCCTCTGGCCCAACCGTAACTTTCTTTCTTTTAAGATCCATAGATATTTATTTTACCACCCTATCCAGCCAAAGTCCAGCCTTTTGTCATGCAAAGTGACAAAATTAGATACTTTGTATTACAACCCAGTCATTATTATATGCAGCAGGGGTATTTTCTGTCAGGGTAAATGACGAATCGCTGGAAACTATGGAAGACTTATCAATATATAGCTCATAATGCTCTGTAGCTTTTGTAGAATTGAAAGCTGTGGGGTACAGAGATATATTTTGATATAAAGATGGGGTAGCTCCGTATAGGGAGTAATTAAACTTTATCGCATCGCTTATAGCCGCCGTATAAACAATAACCACATGATGAAGTTCACCAATA